AAGTTAGACTTATTTTTTCGCAGAGTTCCTCACCACGGTCTCGGAGCATTTTAAAAAAGTTAATAATATTTTTATCATAATCATTAATAACTTCTCGGTAATGATGAGTATTAGAAACATTAGGCCATGGTTTAGCAAAAAGAATTGTGGCACCACCACAAAATGGTTCGACATAAACCGTGTGCTTAGGAATTAAAGAAACAATTTTTGATGCCATGCGTTGCTTGCCGCCGTAGTAACTAATAGGAGGTCTCATACAACTCCAGGAACGTTGGGTACAAGCTCACTTGGCGCCATCGCTTCAGGTGGAGCTTGGGGAAGTAAAGGCATAGGAGGCTGAGCCATCGCCGTCATGTCGTCAATCTCAGCAATAAAATCCCTAAGAAGCTGGATGTTATCCTCAGGAGCTCCGTTCATCTTTGCAAATGGCAAGTACTGGAGAGCGAGCTCTCTCGCTAGCTCAAGATCGTCATCAGGCTCGGGGTGGTAGACTTTGCCGTCATCAATCATCTGTTCGACCACTTGCTGTAACCAATCTTCTTGTGCGGTGGCTAGATCCTCAGCTTTCTCAAGATCGGGAAAGTCTAAAAGACGCCTACCTGCCCTTGGGGATATAAAACCTGCTTGGATGTATTCGGTTATGGTTTGTAATTGGCCAGCAGGATCTCTTGGCAGTTTGGAGACAGGGTAGATCTTAAGAACATACTCGTCGTCTTGGAGCTTAATGTTTTTCCAATCGAGTGTTTCAAGAAATTTCTTGCCGGGAGTTTTAATAGTATACGACTTCTCCCGTGCAAATATGTCTTTAACCGTTTCAACCGCGAGCTTTCCAAGATTAATGAAAAACTGCTCAAAAGCCTGGCCTACAGCCATAAACCTCTCGGTCTCAATGTCGTTAAATTCCCTTAGAGCCTTTCCTGAATTAAGGCCCGCAGGTTTTTGGGATGTGGCGCTGAGCATCGAGATCCCAGCTTGCTCAAATGCCTGAGACTTCAAAGTCTGAAGATGCATGTAGATTTCTTGAGGAACAATCGGAGGAGTTGCAAACGCTGGAGGCGCTCCGGTGTAGTCGATGAGAACACCAATGTCGTTTGATATATGCTCTTTGACAATCTTAGATCCGCGCTCTAAGAAAACCTTGAACGTGCCAGCCATGTGCATTGATCTTTGGATTACCCAAAGGATCTTATTAATCTCAAGCTGAAGGTTTTGAAGCTGCTCAGCTAAGCCCTGTCCCCAAAATCCGTAAAGACGGTTAGACCAACTGAATTTAGCAAACGGGAAATAAGATTTTTCCCATTTTTCTTTGAATAAAATACCCTTATCAATAGCGATCACATGCACACCGTCTTTAGCATCAGGACCAGACGGCAAGTGATAAGACTCAACTACTGTAATCTGATCACTGATGTTTTGATACGTGCCCGTGATATCGACCTTGGCTGCATCAGCAGCAAGGATTAGGTCTTTGTGCTCAGGGTAAAGCTCAAGTAAAACGTCCCTGTCGACATTCCTGACTCGATGCATCTGCCTAGGATAACCATAAAAGCTTTCCATCTGGTCAACGTAAAGCTCACTCGGGATTACCCTTTCAAACTTACAACGTCCATGATCCTCAAACACATGTACGATACCGTCCCCAAACACACAGGCATCTTTGAATATCTGGGTTGCGAGCTCGTAGGCGTTATTCTCGTAAAAAATACCATCGATAAATTTATCAAGCTTCTTTGCTTGCCGCTGGAGCTTCCAAGATCCACCTGAAGTGATAAAAGCTGGCTTAGGTTTATTCTTAGTCATCTTAGACTGCAGAGTATCGATGCAAGATCCTATGACGTTGTAACTCACGCGGTCTTTAAGAGTGCTTTGAACACTTTGGATCTTCGAATAACTAAGACCAGAAATACCCATGATTGAGGTGTTTCCGTAAAGCCTTGCTGATATTTGATACTGAGTTTGTCTTTTAGCATCACCGGCAGCAAGGGAAGTAACCGTAGAGACAATCGTCTGAGCCATTTCAAGCCCGTCTAAAAGCCACCATTTCCTTGAGGTGTCATTAGGCGAAACACTCTGGTTTTTATCACCTGTGGAAAAACTTCGGTAATCCATAGATCACTCCGGTGCGGTGGCTTTAAGCTGTGGTTCGTAGTCTGTTGACCAGTATAGTAACTCATCTTCTGTTGGAACGCTTTCTCCAGGTTCTGACTGCGAAACTGAAACAGGCGAATCGTGGAATTCAATCTTAAGGTTTTCTATTTCAAATGTTTTAGCTTTTAGCTTTTTAACAAACACCAAAAGACTTTTGAGCTCTTCAATACTGCCAATCATTTTCAATCCCCCAACTAATTGGATCATCCTTAGATTTTTCAAGTTCAGCTTCCAGGTATTCGATGATTTGCCTTTCTTGATCCTTAATCCATTCCTCGGTGTTTGCCTTAGGTGCTGGTGCGTCAGTTTTTTCGCTGATCCAGTGAAGCGATTCCCGAAAAGCGTACAAAACCGCGTCTGCAATGTCTGAATGATATGAATCGGATATAACAAACTTATCACCCGTGGATTTGGATTTGTCAAACTCCACGAGTAAAGCGTCCTGAGCAAAGAGTCCTGATGACTTTGCGTAGAACTTGCCGGTGCGCATGGCGTCATTGAGGAGCTCGATAAATTCAAACTTTCTGGTTTTGTCTGCAGCTTTGACGGGAAGCCCGTAGCGCTTTCTTAGCTCCTCGACAATCTTTTTTCCAAGACCGCCAGCATCTATCACCACCGCACTTGGATTGTACTTTTTGACCAGTTGGTCAAGATCAGCGGCAAGCTCTGTGATCCCTTGCTTAGTCTTTGTAGACTCATAGACAAGATAAGTTTCACTCGATGTGGGAGGCGAGCCTGGGTAGTGATAGGCTTGATTCCACCCGATCACCGCGACCGCGTCAGCATCGTTGTAACCAAGGTCAACACCGATCACGTAGTTTGCGGACTTTGGGTTCCAAGTGTTGTAGTCGTTTTTTTCTGATGAATATTTAAAGACAAGACTTGAGCTATCAGTAACCCACCTTCCAAAACACTCACGTTGGATTTTTGGATCCGTGGGCAAGACTCCCATCCTCTGGCAGTCTCTTAAAATAAGATCCATGGCCTTCTTGCCAGACTTGCGCTCAAGCCAAGGGTTTTGAAGCATCGTCCAACCGTGATGAGACCACTCTTTTGATTGGCTAGACTGATAAAAATACCCCACAGGCACAGGCCCAGGGGTACCGATCAAGCATAAGGATCCATCGTAGTCGAACAGTGACTTAGCCAAGATATCATCTACCAAGCTTTCAATGTAAGGCCGAAATGCTTGAGCCTCATCTATATAAACTTTGACCAGAGGAAAACCCCGGTACTTTTCGATCTCCGTTTTATCTTTAGCACCTGAAAAATAGATGATGTGGCCATTGGGCATTCTAATAGAAAGTTCAGTTTCATTAGGAACCCCACCGAGTTCAAACTTTCTATTAATTTCTAGGATCTCAGCCCAGATAATTCTTTTCGCGTTAAGCCTTGAGAGAGTTATGTAGAGGCTCGCTGCCTTGGGATACTTGAGCGCTGTGTCAAGAAGGTCTGCCGCGCAGGCAATGGTCTTTCCAGCCCGACGACTACAGACAGCAGTCTTGAACTTCGACTCATCTCGAATGAACGCGATCTGCTCATCGAAACAAAACGCTTCGATCGAAAAAGCTGGGGGACGCCTTGCGAGCTCCTCAAGAGCTGCACGCAAGAGTTCATCTGTTAATCCTTGTCTGCTTTTAACTTCACCCATAAAATATCGGGCATTCCTACAATATATTGGTCTGTTTCAGTTTTAATAAAAACACCATGGTGACACATAGTCATCTGCACTTTATCTTTTGTGGCATCAAGGGAGTTACGCACAGAATTCCCAATCTGTACGCCTGTGTGAAACTGCACCCTTTGCACATGTTGCTCAGCTTTACGTCCTCTTTTAACAACGACTTCTTCTTCCATTTTTATGCACCATAAAATTTATAAGGATTAAAATTAAAA